CCGCAAACCAAAGTAACCACTAACAGGTATGTCAACATTCAACGGGGTGGGTCGAGAAACAGAAACACAAGCTTCATTGTCAGCCATAAATTGTTCACGCAGTAACTTCAACTCAGCCAACTGCTTATCTACGGCTCGACGCTTGTCCGAATCAGACAACAACAACCCTGAGGTGTCCAACGGCAACGGTATATACGTATTTCCACGACCAAAGTCAGGATACAGAAACATTTGTGTCTCAATAGGGTGGGCAATAGTAGAATTCCAAGTGCCTAATGTGAAAAAAGAACCAGTACTACTCGTAATATTAACCGGATCATTCACTTGCACTGTAAAATAATACAAAGCGCGCCCATTAGTCGTATCCAAAAATGACTGTAAGAAACTCACAACAATACCATTGCCGGCAGATGGACTACCAGCTGTAATCGCCAATGCATCACCCGCATTAGCAGTGGCCCACCACCAACCAATATACAGCCCAGGTTGCAAAACATAAAATCCTTGCTTGGCAACCCCTGGACTAAAAGCTGAATAAGGTATGACATTACCATTAGTAGTGGTATTAACTGTTTGAGCGATAGACCAATCAATAATTGAGGCACCACTAGAAGCACCACCCCCAAAGAACGCACGATAGTACAATGCGGTGCCAACACCAGGAGCAGCGTTGGAACCACCAATAAGCTTAGGTTTCAGCAACTTGATATCATAAGTAACCCAGAGTTCACCCAATACCACATCACTAGCCTGTTGGCCAGAGGTAGCAAGCTGAAATCGCCCCAAGTTATTCATACGCAAGTCGCCAGAACCACCATCAGTGTCGTTGTAAAGTACATTAACAGTAGTATCGGTCCGTTTACATTCCACAGGATGTAGGACATTTTGGAAGGGCACACCAGAAGTACAAAATTGATAATTTTCCATAGCCACTTTTGTAGTGAACGGATTATCATAGACATCATAATTTGTAGCCATGATGACCGTCCCCAAAGCGGTATTAGTACTCGCAACAGCAGTGCCAGAGGTCGTCTTAAACGTAAACACCAACCCCTCCCACTCATGCTGGTCATAAGCATTAGCAATGCTAGACAACCAAGGAAACAGAGTAGTATTAGTCGGGTTAATGTATTGACTAAACCTCATGGCAAAACTAGTACTGGAAGTAACATTACCAATGAACTCACGGTGGGTAACACGAATAGAACCATTACTAGAATCGCGGAAGCCTGGAGGACCAGTATCGGTCATGATAGAATTACGATTAACCTTGTAATCCCCTAAACCAGTGATGGAACCAAGCCAATCACCAGCCTCTTTACCAACCTCCTTACCAGTAGGTCCAAGAATGCTACCCAAAAACCCTCCAATCTTACCTGGCCATCCAGGAAACAAACCTTTACGAGGAGCAACAGCAGTCTTCTTAGAGATAGTCTTAGCAGCCCTTTTCGCAGCAGCAACAGCAGCTTTCTTCACTAAAGCGCCAGCAGCTTTCTTTGTAGCAGACATGTTTGAATTCGCTAACAACTAATGACCTAGCCTATCGCGAAACAAGACTAGGTATCACAAAACATAAGACGATGACACTTGTGTGGTATCACCGAATTGGGTAAATATGTGTGGGTCGTCACCCACTATTGACCCAACAACGCTGCCTTGGCACGAGAATCCAAGGCAACATGTTCAAAGGTGCATTTTTTACGACTACACTTGCCACTAACAAAGTCCTTACATACCTTAATATGACGAAACTTACAACCACCTGATTTACACTTACGCATCAGATAGTTAATGCATACCGGTACCTCACGAACCTCCTTCATGGCAACACTAACAACTTTCTCCGTTTTAAGATGCGCGTCATCAACTTTCCCAATAGCCAATGACACACTACCATCAACGACGCAATCGATTTTGTTTTTCGGGGGAATTAACTCCACAGCTTGTATAGTAGGCATACGCAACAAGTCTTCAACCACCTTGCAATCAGCTAAATAAGAGTACAATGGAGCGACATTAACGTCACCACACATACGAACAATAAGTTCACTCTCATCTGCCACAATAGGATTAGGCCAATTAGCACCTTGGTCCCAATGGGCCCACCAGCTGACCACTTGACGATGCAATAAACCAACGTGGCTAAATAAACCCACACGTTCTGCAGCGTCAACGATGTTTCTAACAATGGGACTATTTCGGTCAGTACGACGCAACCCCTCAAGCTTTTGTGCCAACTTCTGCACGGGCGTGAACTCAACCAAGTTGACAGTGGTATGCAGTTTACTCAATATGCGAGGAAGGTCACAAGTAGAACCAGGATCTCCACACCACACATCAGAAGTATAAAACCGCGACAAATAATTCAAACCACTAGAGCCAACAGGGAAATATTCACACTCGCATAATTGGCCAACCAGCTCAAAGGACCGAACCAACTCCAGCATAAACGTCTTGGGGTCGCCAACCACCGCTAAGACACTATCATCTCCAGCAGCTTGTAACAATTCCTGGGTCATAGACCACGCTTCCAGCTTGGCATAGCCAAGCTCTCTGAAAGTGACATAGGCACAGAAAATTACAACATTGGTATTAAACCCGGCAGTCTCGTGTGAACCACTGCCACGCTGAAAGTCAGTTTTGTACTTAGTACCCAATCGTGTACGCATTTTTAACCGATATTGTTTATCATGCAAATCCGAAACTTCACTATGGTATTCAGGTGCGAAATAAGCTTGTAACAACGCTAATTCCAACACCCTAGTACGTTCTGAAACGTGACCATCCATTTTAGACAAATCTGCACATACAGCACCAGCTTTTGCGCGTGTTGCGATACGGGCGACATTACTCGCAATGTCGACCGGACACATAGAAAAACTATAACAAGACAAAACCTCCAACACATTCTCTTGAACAGGATAAAAGTACCTCGCATACTCACGCATAGTAACAGGATCAAACTCACTGATACCACGAGGCACATTTGCGTATTGATACGCTTCCTGCTTAAGGAACATAACGCCTACACTCTTGGCAGTGCTGGCTTCCGCCCTGTCCAACAAGGCTCTCTGACTAGGTCTGTTCATCCTCTCACGGACGTACTCAGCGGTCTCTGGTATACCCTTATGCTTAATAGGCACTATCAAATCAATATACTCATCCATGTATTTCGCAAACACCTTATCCCTACCAATGCACATTTTAGCAGATTCGACTTGTGGAGCAACAACACGATGCGCAACACAAGCTATTTCATTGCTAATGGCTTTGGTAGGAACAAAAGCGCCTGGCAAAACAGGAGACATAAACGACTTCATTAACGAGTCTGATTCAACAATGTCAGCATACTTGGTAATCATCTGATAACCACGAACACCTTCACTCACAGGATAAACAGTTACGGGAAAACTAATACCGCGATGCAGCTTGGACTTAATATAGTCTAATACAACAGCAGCCATGTGTTTATTGTTCTCAACCCATGATTGAACTGTGGGGAGACCTATACGCACGGCTGAAGTAGCATCAAAAGCCAACAACGCATCGAGGGTCTTACGCTCTATCTCAGCGGAATTATAGTCCCCAACACGAGCTATGCTTCTGCTCAAACCAGAACTAGTCTGGACGTCGAGGACATTAAAATCACCATAGTTAACCCGCAAACGCTCCAACCAAACATGTTCTAATCCTAAAGCAAAGAAGGCGGCTAAACCAACCCACTCGCCTATAGGAATTAGTAAAACATGCTCATGGTGGGGATTAGCAGCACGACGTTCAACCAAATATGATTTAACCACATACTTAGGAACTGGCCACCCGATCCAACCACAAACACTTAACACGTCACCGTTGTAATTCCAGACGCAATGTTGGTACGATGCGCCGCCCGCCACTCTATACGTAACTTCATCCAAACCATTAAAGCGGAAACTATACTCACCGGCACATTCGCACACTTTATTTGGGGCAAAAGTGGACAAATAGACTGGGCCTGAGGAGTTAAGTAACACGCCTGGCATGTCAAGATAATAGTCGACATCAACATAGATAGGCAGGCATTGGGAATAATGTTGCAATGGTTGCGGAGGAACACTAACATCTTTTGCCCAATGAAATGACCTAGAATATCTAAGGGCATCCCGGACATCAGTGTTACTTCCTTGACAAACGTATGGTAACAATCCGACGCGAGCGCCGAAACTGCGAGCGAACACAGTGGCGCTGGACCTCCAGGCGGCGGACTTTGGGTGGTTATGGGTTGGATTATTTCCACCAATGTGTGGTAGAGCTCCACACTTGAACTCACTACGACACATTGCCAACATTTCGACGCGTGCGACATTAGTTTTAGCCAAATAAGAGCTGAACAACCAACTACACCGCAAACGTAAAAATCTCCACAACGACCTACGCTTGTAAAAACCCAAAAACAACAAAGCAGAACTAACAACGGAAGTGATAGCTAATCCGAACACTAGCTGATCACCAAAGGAGCGCCCACGCTGTGGACAAGACGAACGATTGCTTCTAACAGTAGAAACTTTCGAAAGCATACTCAGCTGAGTATAGCA